GAAGTTGCTTTCTTGCATAATTTTCTGACATATCAGGGTTGTCCGGGTAGCACCCTTTACATTTTTCATCTCTAAGTAATGCTTCGATTTCTTTCTCGGAATAATTAGGAAATTCCTTTTTTAATTTATCCACTAATTTTTTATACGTTTCTATGATCAATTTCACTTTTTTCATTTGTTCATTGCCTTTTTTAAATTCTTCTTCCTGTTGTATTTTTTGTAATCGTTGCTTTTCCTGTAAAGCTTTCTTTTCCTGTTCTCTTTTTCTTTCACGTTGAATGAGTTCTTCCCTTTCTCTTATAATAAGTAATCTTTCAGCTTCTTTTCGTTTTTGAGCTTCTTCTACAGGGTCCTTTTCTATTACTTTACGAGCCTTGTTTTCCTCTTCTTTTTTAACCTCCTCAGCGTCTCTTTCTAAGACGATATCAACGTGTATGACTAATTTTGTTTTTGAAGGTCCCGTTTTTACCTTTTCCACTTTAACAAATTCTATTTTTGTATGTGGTACACTTTTACTACGTAGCTGACGAGATAACTCATTTATTTGATAAACAGCTTTTGTTTTGTTGAGAATTTCAAATTGATTTTCAAGACGAATTCTGTTACTATAGGTACCACCGTCTAATGTTTGTTTCGTTACAAATCTAACTTTTGGTGGTGGAGGAGGTGGAGGAGGTGGAGGAGGTGGAGGAGCCGGTTTTTTATACGGATTAGTAATTTTTTTTTGAACGATTTTTGTACCGGATTCATTTTGTTTAAAGTGTTCCGTGTCATCTAAAGTAGCAGCTAACATTATACAAGTACGATCATTATGATATTCTATAGAATTACAATTATTTAACTTACTACACATAGATTTACATTTTTCAAGGTCTATATTTGTAAGACGTGATTCAGGTGATATGTCACCAACAACATCATCAGAATTTACATACATACCTGATAATTTACCACTTGTATATCGCTTATTATATGTATCCCAACCCTGTACTAGAGGTGGTGGAGGTGTTTTTAAGGGTTTAAAAGAAGTTGATTTTGTTGTACCATCTAAAACTTCATCTCCATCCTCCTCATCTGACTCTATATCAGATTCATTTTCAGATTTACCATCTTTGATCTCGGTATCTTCCCTTCGCGCGGCAGTTTTTTGCCAGTTTGAAAACACTTTTGGTATATAGGTTTTGGTTTCACCTTTGGTACTTTTCTTATATAAAATAACTGATATTATAGCTAATATAAAAGCGAGTATAATGATATATATTATCATTCTTCTGATATAATATATTATTTTATTTCCTGTATATATATCCGAAACTGGGTTTCATCGTATCTTTACGAGGAAGAATCCAGTGTTTAACATACGATTTGTTTAATCAGTTTTTAATTATTTATTTCGAATAAAGCATATTTAATGAATACACTTGGATTAGGATGTCCCGTCATCACAAGTTCATCCTCTAGATCACCTATAAAATTTTCTTTTTCATGATCGTCGATGTCATTATACATGTAATTGATAAGTTTTGCATTTCTTGATGCGGCTGCTCCGACCATAGCGTAATGTACACAATGTCTAGGGTAACCACACTCTTCATATAAATACTTAAATGTTTCCAAACCCGCATCGTGATTTTTACAGAATGCCACGGCAAAACTTAAATCGTCTTCATCTTCTCTCATATCATCACCATCATTTGGGATTTCTTCGATTATTTCATCAATTTCGTTACGACGTTTTTTTAATTCGTCGAGTTCGCCGTTTTCACACACCTTCCAGATAGATTTCATTATTATTTTTTAATTTTTAATTTTTAATTTTAATTAAATATTAAAAAAAATAATAATGACTTAGGTTAAAAACAAAAATTTTTAATAAAGAAATGAAAGAGTTATTACTGAAAGTAACTACAATGTCTATAGCTTCATTTTTGGGTTCGTATATAGGGACTCAAAAATGGTTTGATAAACATGAACACAAGTAATAAAAATGTCATGTAAATATATACACCGATGCCGACAAATATAAGTTTTGATAATCTCAGAGGTACAGGTGAGCATATCTTGAAGAATGCGAGGAATACCGGAACATTACAACTTAGTCAAGGTGGTAATAACGGGATGGGCTTTTCACTTTTTGGTCCAATAACATCTTTACCAAAAGAGCTTTTCATGGTACCTGGTTATGTCGAACGTGTTACTGAATTTAATTTGAATGGTAATAAATTAAAAACTATACCAAAAGAGATTGGTAACTGGAAAAATCTTGAAGTACTTAATTTGAATGATAATGAAATAACCTCGTTACCAAAAGAGATAGGTGACCTTACAAATCTTAAGGACCTTTATTTAGGTAGAAACAAGTTAAAAACGTTTCCAAAAGAGATCGGTAACCTTAAAAATCTTGAAATACTTCATTTGGGTAATAATGATTTTAAAGCGTTACCAAAAGAGCTTGGTAACCTTAAAAATCTTGAGGTGATAACTGCACCCGAAAACCCTAATTTAACTTCTATACCAAAAGAGCTCGTTAAACTTAAAAAACTTCGTATACTCGACTTGAGGAGAAACCCACTTCTTAGAGAAATACCGGGAACGTTAATTAGGAGAGGTTTAAAAGTTTATAAAAATGATCGTGCTAGATTTATAAATGTAAATCAAAATTTAAGTGTAAAACGTATAAACGTACCTCTTAATACGAATCGTAACGATGCTATAAGTTATAATAATTTCAAAGTTGGTAATAACGCCGTAAATATAGGATACAATAGGTATGTATCTGAAAATACATTTCGTAAATTAGCAAAAATGAGTGTACAATCCGCATACATTCTCGATTCAAACGAAAATATCGCACAAAATCCATTTACGAGAAAACCATTATTGAGAAAAAACATAAAGTTTGTTAAGTTTGTAAAACCAAAAAAGTAATTATTTTCTATACACAAAACTAAATTTACTATACAAATCCGAAACCGGGTTTCCTTTAAGATCTTCCCACAGTGTTAAAGTAAACCCCAAATCTTCCATACGTGTAAATAACATGTCTTTGTGTGCAATCGGTTCAACCTTTGGTCCATCGGCGTAATACGGTGTATCTGCTAAGTGGACGTATAACTTTTCTCCAAAGTTCCCCGAACTCGTTTCTTTCGTTAAAAAGTAGTTCCCGAGATCGTCTCTTACGGGCGTTTTCATGATAACCTTATCGGAATTCGGTACGATTCCTATGAACCGACCCCCGGGTTTAATTCTATTCTTGATGGCTAAGAGCGACGTTTCAAATAACTGTTTCGATTCGAATATATAGTGTAATGCAAAGTTGTAACATATGACATCGTATTTTCTTTGTGGGCACGCGAATATATCACCCTCGTAAAAGTTGACGCGTATTTTCATGTTCTTGGCGCGCGACTTAGCCTCCTTGAGTGATTCGGGGTTGGGTTCACACATGCTTATGTTTGCTCCCACGTGTCGCCATTTTTGAAGATCACCACCGAAACCACAACCTACATCCAAAATACTGTCGCCTTCGCGGGTAGCCGATTGGATGAGGAGACGTTTGGCCTCGTTATGGTACTTGCGTATCTCCTCCATTTATTTTAAAATGGTTTTTATTTTTAAACTATCTCACTGAGGTTGATTATAATCGAGAATTTATAAAAATTCTCGATGCCGGGCGTCATATCATTACAAACCCTATATCTTCTGGCTTAATCTCTTCACTAAGTTTCCAGTTCCAGAGATAATAATGGTTATGACCCGTGCCTTCTATAAATTTGTGTTCACGAAGTTCTTCAATGTCTACACTTGCGTTTACACAGTTGTATACATCAAAACCACGGTTACGTGCCATTATTATAGCATCTTTTAAACAATGTCCTACATTATAGAACGTGTATGCCTGTTTTACAATTTCACCACTTGGTTTATGTAGGTAATCTAAACTATAAAATGTGGTGAATTGATCATTTTCGTCGTTTATGTATGTATACACCGTATCTTTACGAGGGAGAATCCAGTGCTTAACATACGATTCGTCTATGTTAAGTGAAAATTTAAACTTTTTTAAATGTTCTTGTAACATTAGTGTGACCCGTGGAATGTCATGTTCAGTCATTTCCCTAAACTGTGAGGTACCCAAAATACGATGTGCTTGTTCTCTTGCATTAGAAAACTCGATACGATTCAGTTTTTTAACATTTATAAGTCTGTGCCAGTAATTTACTTTGGCAAAAGGTGTAGGTAGTCTTTTTACAACTGTATATACAGCCTGCCATATGTCATGCAAATTCATGCGTCTTTTGAGTTCGTGTATAAGTAAAGGTGTAAGTTTCATATCCCGAAGTTTTTCAGAAACGCATAAAAAGTTTATTTGGAGCATTTTAATACATTTATTATTTATACGTACGTCTAAAGGTACACCTGATATAAAAGAAATTATTTCATTACTTTTTGTTTCACGAATGGTAATATTCCATTCGTCTTTGTATCCGGGTGGTTGTATTGCCCATTTTATAAGTTCTTTGGAATAGTTAAATTCAAACGATTCATCGCGTATATAGTTTTTCTTTAAAAATTCAGATAGTTCTTCTATGGTACACGAACTCCATTCGTATCCTTCTGGTAAAGGATTTTTTTCGTACCTAAGTTCTCTAGATGAATCTATTTCCCCATCTTTATCAAAAATAGCTTTATCTTGTGGAACTGGCTGTTTATTCCAAAACTCGTGCATTATTAAATATAAAAGGCTTAAAGTTTTTAAGTATATAATATATAAAAAAAATGTCTCTCGAACAAGATTATACTACTGTCCCCGGTCAACTTTATGCATGCCTTTCTGTTGTAGGTCCCGAAGCACCACAAAAAAACGATAAGTTTGGTATCAAGATTAGAGGTGCATTTAATACACATGAAGAAGCTGCAAATCATGCGAAACGTCTTCAGAAGGAAGATGCAACGTTTGATATTTACGTTGTTGATATGTATAAATGGTTATTAATTCCACCAGATCCAACGAAGATCGAGGATGTTCATTACACTAATGAAAAACTCGAAGAACTCATGACGGGATACAAAGAAAATCAAGCGCTCGCGGCAAAGATGTTTGCGGAAAGAAAAGCGGACATGGTAGCAAACACGAACATGTTTAAACCAGGTGACGAAAATTCAAAGTATTATACGAAACCCGATGAGACACCAATCAGTCACCCATCAGAAGTTCTCGAACGTCTCCAAAAAGAGAAACCAGATACACCAATGGAAGAACTTGTAAAGGAAGCGGATAAGATTGTCGCGGAAGAAATCGAAGAACGAAGAAAGAAACGTGAAGAAGAAGCTAAGGAAGCGCGCGAAAAAGAAGCTAAAGAAAGAGGGTTTGATTCGGTAGAGGCGATGCAAAAAGCTGATGCCGAAGCTGCTGCATCCACAGAAGCCCAGGATAAGAAAGGTGAAGATACAGTTGAAGAAGGGGAAGAAGTAGAATCCAAATAATTAATTTTGTTATATAAATGTAAGTATGTTGAGTATTATATTAAACATAATCACCATTCTTATTGTTTTAGTTATGGTTAATTTATTTTTACGATTGTATAAAGATCGAAAAGATAAATCAGGTACCGAAAATGTAAAAGCTTCTGATGTTGCGAAAGATTTACTAAAGGATCCACTTGTTGTAAGTCGTGCATATTTTACAGAACCCAAACTTGGTTCTATAGGCGATTTTGAAGGACAACAGACACCATCAGAATATTTATGGATAAGTGGTAAACCTATCCAGGTCGAAGAATAACAGGTTGCATTGTTTTACCCATGAAAAAACCTAATATAAATGATACGAATATAATTACGTACGCTGATTTATCTAAATTTGAAAATATATCAGTTTTTTCTGGTAAAGGGGGGTCGTAATATTGATGTTGCGGAGGCGGAAAATAGTATTGTTCATTGTTTTCGGGCTCGTGCTCTTTTTCATCGTTATTTTCTTTATTTACGAATTCATCTGGATTGTATTCTATAGGAGTACCAACTTCAGCTTCCATTTTATAAAAAATACATTTATTTTTTTAAGCTTATTATTACTCATCTTCATCTTCGTCATCGTCTACAATAAACCCCTTTAGATTTCCATTTTCATCCATATCTTCGTCATCATCTTCAAAATCATCTTCATCGTCAGTTTCTAATAAATCCTCATCGTCACTATCGATATCAGATTCAGTTTCATAATCTTCATCGGAATAGTCGTCTTCTGGTATATCTTCTACTGGATCAAGACGTTCAGGAACTTTAGATATCCTACCAGAACGAGTACGTGTTCCATTTACATTAGTTTTTGTCATTATACTTCATTTTATGTCTATTCTTTTAAATAGGTTGTTTTTTATTAAGAGATTCGTTTATTAAAATAAGTTCAAATTCGGCGTTTAATTGATTTGCTAATGTATCTATTTCTTCTACGACACTTGTATCACTTGAAACTGTATAAAGAGCGAGTTCGCGTAAATTTTTAATGGCCCTGTCTAATAACTTTTCTGAAATTTCTACATGTGATTTGTATTCTATAGCCATGTTCATGTTCGCTAAAAATTCCTTGTATAAAACTTTATTTAGTCCTGAATAAGGAAGTGTTTTTCTCATTATTTCAGTTATATGTTCGGTACCAGTATCTTTCTTAATTAAAGAAGATGCCATGTATATCATAACCACGATTAAGAGTACAGCTAACATTCTATAAAGTACGTACAATTTTATCTGTGAGAATGTGTGCACGACATTTACATTTACACACTTGTTGAATTTGATTTTTTGTGATAGTAAAATTTACATTTTCTTTACATGTATCACACACACCTGTGATATTCACAATGTATTTTTTAGGACCTATTTTTTTGATAGATTCGATATGAAATGTTTCTTTTTGTAAAATATACTTTTTTATAAACTTTTCGATAAGTTCATTGGGATTATGTACTTTATTTGGCTCGGGGCTTTTCTTTTTAGGTACATAAGATTGAACTTTACCATCTTCGTAGAGAACATCTGTAATTTTTTTGGGTAATTGGTGTCGCCTTCCTGAAAAATCTTTACAAAACCCATAAAATCGACCTTTCATAGTTTCACAGTTACAAAAACATTTTTGTGCTATAGTATCACCTATTATATGAAACCATATATGATTTGAACTATGCGTACGTCGTAAATTTTCGCAATACTTGGACGTCGTCGAGACTAAAAATTGATTTTTATGTTTGTACATCTTTGTAATATTTGCAGATCCCTGACCTTCGAGGTGTTTACATATAAATTCTTCAATGAGAAGTAAAGCCTCTTGGTTTTCAAAAACGTTTTTTGTTTGTATTTTTGTAAATGTACCTTCATCATGTTTTTTAAAACTTCCTTCTACTGTAACTGGTTTTTCACTCTGTGTGCGTAAAGTAGCCATGTGTAGTATATCAACGGAAGGGTTTTGACTTGTTTTTTGTAACATTGATAAAGGACCATGTTTATATACAAAAATGGGTAAATATTCACTTTGTGTTTCTTTACCTGACTGATTACATGCATCACACCCCTGACCAGAACACGCTTCGTGTTTCCCCCTTTTGTGTGACCACGGCATACGAAATCCACTTCCCTTTGTATTACGTGAAGAATTTCCATATACCGAAATATCGACAATATCTTTCCAATCACGCGAACCATACGCTAGGTTTAGTGTATTTATAACGTGTTCCCTTAGAGATAAAGCTGATGCACGATTTACTACAAAACCTGACCAGTTGATATGTATCCCAGTTTTAATGAGATATCCAATTGGTTTTGGTTCGGCAACGGATATTAAAGCATCTTTACCACCGAACTTGGAAACTTTATCGCATATGATTTTACATATGTCTTTAATTTGGTCAAAGGTTAATTCATCGTCGTCCTTATAATCAAGGTCCATGAAAAAATTATAGTTTTCGGTTTTTTGTTCAACGACGAAAATTTTTTCACCGGAATTATAAGCTTCTATACATTTTTCATAAAATTCATTCAATCTATCAAATGGCACAGAAAGGACACCACCGTCCATGAGCACATGTGATAGATCGGAGTTGTTAGCAAAACCCTGGTCTTTACACCAGAGTTTAAACATACTTACCAATCATACGTTTTAATTTTTTATATTACTTATTCATCTTCGTATTCGTGATGCCATATAGAACGTCTATAAGACACTTCTGGGAATTCTTCTTCTTCTGATAATTTTTTCTTTAAAACAAGGAGTTCGTATACTTTATCATCTTTATGTAACTCAATGTATCTCGTAGCACGTTCTGGTGTATATGCATGTCTATCTACGAGAAGTTCGTGAATTTGTGATAAAATGTAATTCTTGGACTTCATTATTTAATAGAAAAGGTTTTTCTATCGAGAGAAGTTACACACGCATAGAATTCCGGGTTATTGAGTACATTCTTAACTATACGATCCCATTGTTTCTTTGTACTGAATTCTGCAAGTGTTTCAAAATTCATGAAATCGTTTTCGTCATGTGTCCTTTTAATAGGCTGTTTCTGTATTTTACGGAGATTCATTTTCTGTTTTTCTTCATTGAACTTTCTTATGAGTTCAACCTGATCCTGTATTGTATAATTCACAAAAAATATGAATACGTTATATTCTAATTCTACACCTGGGGATTCTTTTACTGTAAATTTGAAATCTGTATATTCCCCTTTCTTTAAAGAAACAACACCCCTTGTTTCTTCTTCGAGCTCTCGTAGAGCACACCTGAGTGGATTGGGTATTTCTCTTCGCCTGCACCCTCCGGTGACGAAAATCCAATCTTTGAACCTTCGATCCCGGACGGTGAGAAAACGTGGTTTATCACCTACAAATGTAACTGGTACTGCTATTGCTTTGTATTTCTTCATTGCTCATTAGCAAGTTATAATTGAATAAGATGATTATTCTGAAGAATCTTCTTCGGGATTTTCAACTTGGGTTATCGAAACACTTTCTTTTTTTGGATGTATTTCACACACCTGTTTTGTATCAGTTTCCTCATACAATTCTTCGGGGTCTGGTCTGGATAAATGTGCCATGAGATTTCCATAAAATCCCTTTACATTTTCCATTTCTGATTTTGTTTTGTTAAGTTCTTTGTACATGTATACTGTGGCAATAATACACATGAGCACGGCAACTATAGTCGCGGTATCGCGGTCGAGAGTAAACATTATATATAAAAATACGTTTCAAGTTTTTAAGTTCTTATAATCGCACCCATATTTGTTCTTTTATCTTTGGGACACTCGTATCCCATTTGTGCAAATTGGATTTCTTGGTAATGTCCCTCTTTACACTCTGCATTTTGTAAAGGTGGTTTTTGTTCATTTACCAAATGATTTAAAGTACCTGATTTTGGATCGTATGTTAATACAAAAATAAAACCTATGAGAAAGATTAATTGCCAAAACATTTATAATAAGTGGCTAAATTAAATTAAGTTAAATTAGTTAGAATACATCAAACCACCCATACCGTTTTCAATGCGGAGGATGTTATAGTTGACGGCGTATACAGTTTGATCGAAGATTTTGTAATCGGAAACGAGTCTTGCCGAATCGAGTCTACTGAAGTTGAGGGACCCGGTTGGTTGGAGCTTAGCTGTATTGAGACAAAATGGTAAGAGAATTGTAGAATGAATTTCAGCTGCACAATACCCATAATCTGTGTGATACCAGAATGGGGTTTCTACAAAGTGTGGTACGACAGTTTTATAATCTCCTACATCTACCCCATTTATTTGGAGTTTGAGTTTTGTTCTTTGACCATCTGAAGTGTCTGCCATACCATTAGAAGTTGTGGAAACTAAGTATTTTATTGGGTGATTAAAGTTGAGTTCCTGGATTTTAGAAGCCGAGGCGATAGCTTTTTGAGTTTGTGTGATAAGCATGTTTTGTGGTGCGGAAGACAAAGCGGTACGCTCGTCGGTGTCGAGGTGAATGAATTGGGCATAAACTTCCGCATCAGATGTAGTGGTACCACCCCATGTAATTCGTAACTCAACGTCGTGGTATTGGAGTGCGATTAACGGTAAAGCCGACTGAGCATTTTCACAGAACGAAAATCGGAGTGGATAAAAACTTTTTGGTTTGATTGGTTCCTGTCTAGATTTAGAAGCTGTTTGGGATACAACTCTTTCTGCGTGTAATGCGGAAAATGTATAATCTTGTTCATCAATGACTTGTCCACCAATGAGAAGTTCAACTTTCGAAATATGATCAGACCAATCGGTAATGTTGCCGGCTCTGTTAGCAATGTAGACGTATCCGAGCATGTCACCCTTTCTTTCGAAGCGGACGGTGGACATACCATTGGCACTTGGGTTGCCCTGGATAACCTGTCTTTCGACAGTTTGGGCGAAATTCGTGTGACGTTTATAGTTAGATCTAAAGAAGGAAACTTCGGGTTGACCGACGAGGTGCGCGTCTTGTGCACCTATAGCAACGAGTTGAGCAATACCTCCAGACATG